TCTTAGATGGATTATTTGGTAATGCTAATGGTAATGCATTTGTAGATGGCAAGGTAGAAAAATATGCTTATGGCGGTGTTGTAAAAAAACCTACACTATTCCCTATGGCTAATGGTATTGGTCTTATGGGTGAAGCAGGTGCAGAAGCAATTTTACCTTTACGTAGAGGTAGTAATGGTAAGTTAGGTGTGCAATCTACAGGCGGTGGTTTTGGTAACATTGTTGTTAATGTAGATGCATCTGGTAGTTCTGTAGAAGGAAGTCAAGAGGGTGGAAGAGAACTAGGAAGAGTTATAGCAGTTGCTATACAATCAGAATTAGTAAAACAAAAAAGACCAGGAGGTATATTGGCATAATGGCAACTTTTCCTTCTATAGAAGCTAGTTATGGTTTACGTAAAAATTCTGCACCTAAAATAAGGGTTGTAAAATTTGCAGATGGTTATGAACATAGAATAAATCTAGGTCTTAGTGAACACCAGAACCCAAAAGAATATAATCTTGCATGGAATAATATTACAGAAACAGATAGCGATACTATAGAAACATTCTTAGATGACAGGGCAGATGATAGGGCTAGTTTTGATTACACACCACCTGGTGAAAGTGCATCATCTAAATTTGTATGTGATACATGGCAAAAACAGATAAACGTACCTAACAGGGCTACTATTACAGCTACATTTAGGGAGGTTTTTGAACCATGAGTACAGCACCTATTATTACTGATCTACAAAGTATTAATCCTTCTGCTGTAATTGAATTATTTGAACTGACAACTGACGCAACATTACATGGTTCTACACAGACATATAGATTTCATGCAGGTAGTAATCTTAACCTTAATGGTAAATTAGTATTTGGTGGAAATGAATATTTACGATTTCCTGTAACTGCAGAAGGTTTTGCATACCAACGTGGTCAAATACCTAGACCATCATTATCTGTAAGTAATGCATTAGGTACGATTACAGCAATATTATTAAATGTAAATGCAGTAACAACAGGTAATGATTTAACAGGTGCAACTGTAAAACGTATCAGAACAACAGCTAGGTATATTGATGCTGTAAATTTTCCAGTAACAACTACAACTTCTACAACGACTACAACAATAGCTGACCCTGCAGATGCAGAAAGTGTTACCTATACAGTTACAGTTGTTAATGTTGGTGGTAGTAATTATTTTGCAATAAATGGTAGTACTAACCCTGTAATAACAATGAAACGTGGTAGTACATATACTTTTAACCAATCACATAGCAGTAATGTAGGACACCCATTAAGAATAAAATCAGATGCAGGTGGACAACAAACAACAACTAATACAGGTACTTTAGGTACAGATGCTACTGTTGTATACCAACCTGCATACCCTTCTGCACCTAGTGACCTTAGATATTACTGCACAGTACATGGTAATGGCATGGGTAATACGATAACAATGAACAACCCTAATACAACAACGCAAACTACAACTACAACTTCTACACAACAGGTAAACCCATTAGGTACACCAGATGCTACTGCAAAAGAAGAGATAACATATACTATTGCAAGAAAATCTGCAGAAAATAGAGATATTGTATCTTTTGAATTAGCTGCACCTTTTGATTTAGCAGGTGTAAGAGTAGGTAGACAATGTACAAGAGATTTATTCCCTAGTATTGGTACATTTATTGCATGACCTGGAAAGACGCAGCACTTAAACACGCAAAAGAACAAGACCCTAGAGAATCAGTAGGGGTACTTATAATAATAAAAGGAAAAGAACAATATTACCCATGTAAAAACTTATCTACATATAGTCAACAATGCTTTATTTTAGACCCAGAAGATTATGTAAAAGCAGATGCATTAGGTGAAATAACAGCCATTGTGCATAGTCACCCTGTTACACCACCATCACCATCACAGGCAGATAAAGTATCTTGTGAGCAAAGTGGTTTAAAATGGCATATTGTTAATCCAAAAACAGAAACATGGGGTTATTGTGAGCCAACAGGATATAAACCACCACTAATAGGTAGACAATGGGTATGGGGTGTTACAGATTGTTGGTCATTAGTTAGAGATTATTATAAAGAACAGCACAATATACAACTGTTGGACTATCAAAGACCTACAACACCACAGGATTTTTTAGATAATCCATTATTTGAACAATATGCAGAAAGAACTGGTTTTAGAGAGTTAAATAAAGATGAAAAACTACAAAAAGGTGATGTGTTGTTAATGTCAATATTGCACCCTACCTTAAATCATGTAGCTATTTTTTTAGGTGACGAGATATTACATCATTTAGCAGATAGACTAAGTACAAGAGAACCATATAATGAATGGTTCTTAAAATGCACAGGCAAGAGGTACAGGTATGTTATCTAAGGTAAAACTATATGGTGATCTTGCAGAATTTGTAGGACATAAGCAATTTGATGTAAATGTAAATTCTGTTGCACAGGCTGTTAGCTTTTTAATTAATAACTTTCCAGAAACAGAAGCATATATGTCAAATAGATATTACAAGGTATTAGTAAATGAATATGAGATAGATGATACACAGATACATGAACCTACTGGTAAACAGGAAATATCATTTGTACCTGTTATATCTGGTGCAGGTGGTAATACTGGTAGATTGTTGTTAGGTGCAGCATTAATAGGTATAGCTATTGTTAATCCTTTTGGTGCAGCAGCTATAGGTACTTTTGGAGGTACACCAATACTTGTATCTAAGGCTGTAGGTTTTTTAGGTGTTGGTTTGGCTTTATCTGGTGTAAGTGGTTTATTATTTCCTACACCAAAACCAAAAGAATTTAGTAATGAACAAGACCCTAGAATATCATTCGGATTTAGTGGCATACAACAAAGTTCGAGGGCGGGAAGTAGCCACCCTATTTGTTTCGGAGAGGTGTTTACAGGTAGTGTTGTGATAAGTGCAGGTATTGATACTGAACAGGTAAGGGCATGACAAAAAAATATATACAGGGTGCAGGGGGTAATCCATCACCACCACAACCACCACAACCTACAAGAACACCTGATACTTTACATAGTAGGCAGTTTGCTACTTTTTTAGATTTAGTATCAGAAGGTGAGATAGAAGGTTTTGCAACTGCATCAAAAGAAGGACTAACAAAAGGTACAACTGCATATAACAACGCTGCACTTAAAGACGTTTTTCTTAATAATACTGCTGTATTAAAATCTACTGCATCTTCATCTAGTCCTAATACAACTGATTTTAATTTTCAGAATGTTGGCTTTACCCCTAGATTTGGTACTGCTAATCAAACACATATACCTGGTATTGAAAGTTCAGAATCTACAACAGCAGTAGGTGTAGTTGTTACAAAAGCATCACCAGTTACAAGAACAATTACTAATACATCTGTAGATGCTATAAAGGTATCAATAACATTACCACAACTACAAAGGGCTACAGATGCAGGTGATTTATTAGGTTCTAGTGTTCAATTTAAAATATCTGTACAATATAATTCTGGTGGTTTTACTGACGTTATTACAGATACTATTACAGGTAGAACTGCTGATGCATACCAGAAAGATTACAGAGTAGATATTACAGGTGCATTTCCTGTTGATATAAGAATAACTAGAATAACTGCTGATAGTACATCATCATCATTAGTAGATGCATTTCAATGGTCAAGTTTTTCAGAAATAATAGACGATAAACAAACATACGCTAATAGTGCATATTTATCTTTACGTATTGATTCGCAACAATTTAGTTCAATACCTAGTAGAAAATACAGGATAAGAGGTGTAAAGGTAAGAATACCAGGTGCAGGTGCTAATAGCTCAGGTACACCTACTGTTGATAATGCAACTGGCAGAATTGTATACCCAACTGGCTATATATTTAATGGTGTTATGGGTGCAGCAGTATATACAAATTGCCCTGCTATGGTTTTGTTAGACCTGTTGACTAATAGTAGGTATGGTTTAGGTAGCCATATTACAGATGCATCATTAGATTTGTTTTCTTTTGTAAGTGCATCTAAATATGCAAATGCTCTTGTTGATGATGGTTTAGGTGGTCAGGAAGCTAGATTTTCTTGTAATGTACTTTTGCAATCTGCAGATGAAGCATTTGATTTAATTAATGACTTATCAGGTGT